CTATTAGCAAATGAAATTGCACCATGACTTGGTGTATCAGTACCATAAGTACCACCACGTGATCTAACAAAAGCAAAAGCAACCATTGAAGGTAATTTTGTCAATTGAGTACCACATTTTTTACAAATTGGTAAATCTATACTTTCATCCCAAAAATGTTCAGAAATATCTGAGCAATTTGAACATTCGAAATCAAATAATTTCTTCATAAAACAAACCTTGCAGGAACATAACCAACTGTTTGACCATTTAATAAAGGAGCTAATATTAAATCAATTTTATTAAAACCTTCATAACTTTCGCTAGCAGGTCCAGTGTTATAAGAAGAATTAAATTCTAAATCACCAAGTTTAACAATATCTTGTTTAAGATATGAATTGGTGTTAGCTTTTGGAAATATATCTACACCTTGTAATGACAAGAGAGCTATTTCACAGACGGCCTTTTTCAATTGAACTGGAATAGTACCAGCACTAATTATTTGAGAACCATTGATACACAATGTGTATCTTGGCCACAATAAAGCTTGATTGTAATAAAGAGGTGTTGATTGAAATCTTTGACCATATAGCAAGTCAACTGAAGCAGTAGCTTGAATTAACGCAGTTGTTGTGTCACCTGTCCAATCTGAATTATTGAATAATGTAAAATAGTTGTCTGCGAACGTTAAATCGCAATAGCTATTAGCATTAGCAACATTTGTTCCAGTTTCTACTATTAATGTCATTATTATACCTCGACTGCTTCAGTCCAACCTGCTTCTTTATAGATTTCCAGTTCTTCAACTAAAATTTCAAGTTCAACTTCAATGTTGCCATCAAAGCGGATAACTTTTACAGTTTTTTCTAATTTAGCCATTTTGTTTTTCCTAGTTATTAAAAATGGCGTACCATTATGGTACGCCATTTACATTTGACTTTATTAACCAAGCAAGGTTGTAATAAAGTCACGTTTAACGGCTTTAACACCCCAAGCAGCACCAACTTCAATTACAGTTTGGTGATATTGACCATAAACTGCAACTAAGTAACTTAAACCAGAATATGGATCAGTTATAATAGTTTGATCAAGAGCTGCATCAAATTGTGGCATAATTGGAGTACGTGCAACAATATGCAAACCGTCACGAACTAAAGCAACTGAAGGAGTATAATTGTTACCAACAGTAACAGCAACAGCTGAAGCAGGTAAAGCAACCCTTAAACCAGGTTCAGCGATAACAACATTACCAGGACCAGAAATACCAGTAACAACTGTGTATTTGTTGGTATCACCAGCAAAAGTGATTGTATCACCGGCTAAGATAGTACCAGAACCAGTAATCAATGGAATTGAAGTAGTGCCAACAGCAAAGCCAGTAGTATTAGTAGTATATGAAGTACCAGAACCTTTGTTGTGAGTAGTAAATTGGTTACTTTCATGTTGTTCAAAACCAAACAATGAACCAAGAGTACCACCACGTAACATACTATCAGTACCAGCTTCATTAACTTTAAACAGCGCTGATTGAGTACCACGTAATTTTGCAGAAGCAACAGTATTATAAACAATATGTCTGTCAGCTTTAGGAGCACCATTGTCATCCAAAATTTTATTAATTTGAGCGATATCAGTCATATCACCAGCAGTAGCAAAAGGAGTAGTACCAGCCGTACCATACTGACGACTTGAGTTGTTAACAGCTTCAAGTACTGCATCAGCTTCAATTGCATTTGTCAAAGATCTGAATGCTTGTGCCCATTGGTTATTTTTGATTGAGCCAAGGTTAGCACCAACAGAACGCTCTTCCTCACCATTCCATAAGAAAGTTGCAGATTTTGCGCTGCTGATAGTCATTGTTCCAACACCAATTGTTTGGCTACCAGAAATTGGAGCAGTAGCAGCAGGAGTAATGGTGCTAATTGAAACAGAAGGAACAACATTGTAACTGATTGTTGCATTTAATGCTGCACCAGTAACATCAGCATTAATGTAAGCTGCAGGGATCATACCGACTTGCTCACGAGCAACGATATCAGCAGCAGTATAAATTGTTGGGATTAACCCAGTAAGAACGTTAGCCATTTTAGCCTCTTTTAATTAATAAGTGTGTAATTTTTTGCTGCAGCTGCTTTTTCTAACTGTGGTAAGTTATCAAATTCAGCTCGCGTCATAGTTTTTTTGCTTTTTACACTTGGGTCACTTGGTGACTTAGGTGGTACAGATGGCACAGTTGTCTCAAATAAAAAACTATGTTGATTTTTTAGTTTCTTAATTGCCGCGTCCATACTTATCGTATCTAACCCGGTGTCTGCATCCCATTCAATAAGTTGATTATCAATCAATTTTACAGCAGCATCAAAAGCATCTGGTTTAACTGAAAGTTTAGCAAGATTAGCTTTTACAGCTCCTTCAATTGCAACTTGTCTAAGTTTAGCCATAAGATTTTCTCTTTGAGCTTTTTCTTCAGCAAATAATTTTTTGTAATCTTCTTCTTGCGAAGTTTCAGGCTGTTTTTTCTTTAATTCTACCGTTTCAGCTAAAAGCATTTTGTTTTTATTTCGATATTTAGCAGCTTCAGCCGTTAGTCTATCGATTTCTGCTTGTAATTGAGATACGTCAGGTTGGTCTTCACCAACATTGCTTTCGCCTTCAAGTTCTTGGTTTGTAGTACTGTCAGTCATTTTTAACTCCAATTTGCTAATCTTACATTAGCGTTGCTGTTATTATTGAGCTTAACTCAATAGTGCGTTTTAATTTTCTATTTATAGATTTTTAATAGAATTGTTTTCTTTTAACTTTAAATCAGCTTCTTTCTCTGAAAGCTTTTCTACTTGCATTAAGTAATCTTTCTTAGTTGCAAGTCCAGCATTTATTTTAGTTATCCACAAATCAAGTTGTTCTTTTTGATTAACTGGCAATGAACTTTGTTCAAATTCAGCATAAAGAACTCCATTAGTCAATTCAGGATAAAGAACTGTTGTTACTTCATAAAAATGTTTAATTGCATCGTTAAAATATATAATTTGTGTTTCACGCAATGTTAAATTATCTATCTCTTCAACAATCAACTGAAAACCTGAACTTGCAAGTCCGCTACCAGCTGCTTTTAATTTAACAGACCAATCTGAAGCAATGTCAATTATTAACTTTGACATAACATCATAGATCATTGTTAAATCACTTTCAGGTCCTTTCCATTCAAATGTAGGACTTGTCCCATTACTTGATGGAACTAACCTAATAATAGAACCAAGACCAGCAGGTCTATTATTTTGTTTTGAGCCAACACTATTATAAGTTGTAATGTGTTCATTATATTCTACGACATTATAACCATTTGCAGGAGCAACGTCACTGTCTAAAAATAATTGTTTAACCATTTGCCATTTCATAGCATTTTCTACATCAGTCAACCAAAGATTGTACATCTCTTGAAATGAAAGTAAATCTTCTGGTAACTCTGCCCAAACACCACATCGTGGTTTTGCTTCATCATAAAACATTGTTGCCGGAACAATGCCATGTGGATTTACTACTTGAAGTAAGATAGTTTCTTTAAAACCGTCAGGTTTATTTTTATCAACTGCAATGTCAGTGATAAAGTTTAAATCAATATGTCTGTATGTAAACTGGTTTTTGTCGTCGGCATCATCATAGTCATCATTTGAAGTAAGATATGCAAGTTCAATTATCTGAGTTTCAGCAGCATTTTGAACAATAACAGTATTTCCACGGTGCAGCAATCTCGGCTTCAATATATCTCCGCGTTTACGGTTGTAACGATATATGCCTTGTTCAGTTGTCACACCGTCTGGTATAATTCGCTCTTGTAAAACGCAAGTAGATTTTAATAGACGAGTATATCTTCTCTCATTATGAAAGAATGATATCCAATCAGCTTGGTCCATTAAGTCATTGAAAGTTGGGTCGTCAAAGCCTTTATTAACTCCATTTGCCCAAATTTTCAACATTGGTGGCTTATTAAATAAAGTAGAAGATTTGTTAATGATACCAGACATAAAATTTCTAACTCGTGGTATCATTCCAGCGGCTTCCCAATTTTCTCTTTTACCATAAGCTTTATTAGATAAACCATTTAATGTGTCTATTAAGTATTCTAATTGATTGCCTTCATACATATCAATTAACTTATTAGCTAAGCAAGCCTCATCATCAAAAAAGTCTTTATAAGTAATCATTCATTCCTCTAAATTTTTAAGTTATAATGCGAATTTGCGCAGGTCTATAATTAGTGATGAGTGGTTCAAGTGCATAACGTAAAGCATCAATACAATGATTATTTTTATCAACAATTTCATTTTGTATCTCACCTGTTAATCTATCAACTTTGAAGCTATACTTTTTAAGTTCTTCAATAGTTGCAACACAACTTGGAGCAACAAATATATTTCTAAATGATCTAATGAAAGCGACTCCATCTTCTATTGAGCCCGGACCCTTCTTACATTTAAAAATACTTGGTAACCCATTATTTTGCAAATAAGCAATAGTGTCAGGCCTTGAACTGTCACCACGTACTTTATATCTAACAATTTCTGGAGCAACTTCAAATATCTTTTCCAAGATTTTATCATGTCCAACAAAACTTTCAGACCAATCTTTTTCTATATACAAATCATTGTCAAAAGTCCAGCACTTAACCATCGTACTTGGATCTTTAAAACCAAAGTCCATACCAAAGTACGGCCCATTCCAATTTGACATTGGTGTAAATTGTTTTATATGCCACTTCTTGTTAAAAATAATAGCTTCTGAGTGCTTAACACATTTACCAAGCCACTTATGCTCATACAAGTCATAATCATTTAACTTGTCGGCTTTCATCTCATTAAGTAAAACTTCAGGGAACCAAGGATTGTCCCAAAAGTTAATCTCTACTGCTATGATATTGTCTTCATATGGATTTAAAACAAATCTATCATAAACTGGATCATCTTCATGTCTTGGATTTAAACTAAACCAAATCTCTGCATTAACATTACGAATTGTCGGTGTCAAAATTTCAAGGCTTGCTTTAGAGATTGTTTGCGCTTCTTCAACCCAACAAATGTCAATACCTTGTAGTGATTTTACACTGTCTGGATTTGTTCTAAGTCCTTTAAAAATAAATTCAGAGCCATTAATACAAGTTATCTTTCTGTCTGTAACTTTAAAAAACTTTTCTAACTGTAAATTTTCTATAGCTTCACGTAATAATTGATGTACACTCTCAGTAATAGAGTTTTGAAATTCACGTGTACATAAAATTCGTTTTTGCTCTTTAAAAGCAAGCATTACTAAGGCAATTGCAATACTTGTTGATTTACCAGAACCACGACCGCCATAAAAAACTTTATAACGACTTGGTGTAAAGCAAACAGTCATTTTTTCTGGCAAAGTTACATCAATTTGCACTTAATTCAGTTTTGCTATTTATAACATTAAAAATGATCTGCTCAGAACCGCTATTAGTCAATTTAACTTCAGTTTCAGTTGGCATTGCTTTATAACTGTACTTTGCAATCTGCCGAGCGCACTCAAGACGAACTTGCATGGGTTGCAATTCATCTAACATAGTATCAAACCAAAAACGTGCGGGTGTTAAAATTGTGCCATTAAGATAAGCTTCTTTATAGTCACTGTCTTGAAATAAATCATTAAGCAACCTTGTGCGATAATTAAGCGAACCTTGAGCACGACCGCCATGAA